AAAAAAGCGCGTGAAAATGGCGTGGAACCACCCAACCCCAGATTGAAGTCATCAGTTATGGCCGGCGCAGATTCAGGCGCACAGACAATTAGTGATTTGCGAAAGCTTCCTAGTTTACGTGGTTAACCCTGAAATGTGCCTGTAATATACAGGTGATTTATGGCAACAGCAGACAATATCTTTACACAGGTTATTTCTTATCAATCGCACGCGCTTGCGTATTTAGAAAACTCAAGCTGCTTTATCTCTACAGCAAACACGGAATTTAAAGATTTCGAAAAACTAGAGGGCAATTTAGGCTCTACAGTTAGTTTTGATTTAACTCCACGCTTTATGACCGCCAACTCATTAGTGGCAACGTTTCAGCCGGCTGCTCAGCGTGTACAAAATTTAACATGCGATCAATCCGCTAACGTTTCCTTTGAATATAGTGCAGAACAATTTATCTTTAATGCTGAACAGTATATGGATAAATTCGGTAAATCCGCTTCAAAAGAATTGGCTAATAAAGTTGAAAAAGATGTGGCAACACTGTGCGAAACAGCGCCTTACAGATTTTTCGGGGACGGGATTAACCAGATTAATAGTTATACGCAATTAGCTAACGCTTTAGCGATGTTTCGTAACTATGGCGCCGCTACTGATAACACACGTGGTTATTTAAGTGATTTATCCATCCCCGGGATTATCGCTTCAGGCTTACAACAATTTGCACTTGATAGAAATAACAAAGATGCAATGAGTTGGGAGCTAGGCGAGTTTGACCAAACTAAATGGTACAAATCTAATTTATTACCCGTGCATTTAGCAGGCACCGAAGGCAATCAAGCATCAACGCTAACAGTAGTTAGTGTTACTAAAAATGCTGACGATGCTGTTATTACCATTACTTTTAGTGGTTGCAATGCTGCTAATGATGCAAACTCCGTTAAAGCGTTTGATAAATTTCAATTTAACGATGGTGTCGCAGGACAGCCAGATATGCGTTATCTGACTTTTATCGGTCACGCAGTCAGCGGGAACCCTGTTCAGTTTGCAGCTACTGCTAACGCAACTTCAACAGCTGGTTCACAAGTCACAGTGACTGTTAATCCTCCACTTAAAGCAAGCTCAGGCGCTAATCAAAATATCAATAATGAAATCGCCGTCGGCATGACAGTGCAGGTATTACCGGACCATAGAGCAGGTTTAATTACCTCAGGCAATCAATTATTTTTGGCGATGCCTAAGCTTCCAAATCAAATACCTTTCCCGACATCTAACAAATCTGACCCTAAAACAGGCGTTTCTATGCGTATGTATTACGGTAGTCAATTTGGACAAAATGCGCAGGGTATGATTCACGATTGTTTATGGGGCAAGACATTAGTTGCTGAAAACTCCATGAGCGTTATATTTCCTAAATAATTGAGGTAATTTCTATGACTATTGGAACACCTATCGTTGACGCACCATATCTATCAATCTACGGATTGCGCTTAGGGTGGACGTCAGGCACTGTTATAACGGCAACTGCCGGCCGTGCTAGAAATAGCACAAATGCAAATGATATCGTATTAGCTGCCACTGCAACGTTAAACGCCGCTACTGTTGGCGCTAACGGTATAGATACTGGCGCGCTAGCGAATAGCACAATGTACGCCGTCTATGCTATTGATGATTCATATCTCAACAACTCTGGCGCTTTATTGCTGTCAACCAGCTTTTCAAGCCCTTTGATGCCTTTTGGCTATGATATGTTTCGCCGGATAGGCGCCGTACTTACTTCTGGCGCTGCTGCCATCCTAGAGTTTAGACAAGTCGGCACAGGCCAAGACCGCTGGATGTGGTACGACCTGGGTATTTCCGAACTTGCTGGCGGCGTGTCTGCGGCCTATGTTGATGTTGATTGCGCTAGCTCTGTACCGGCACAAGCCACCATGATTGTATTTGATGCCTCATTGACACCTACGGGCGCTGCTGATATTGCATCACTACAGCCTAAGGGCGCAACCAATGCTAACGGCTATGCCATCATGTCAGGTCCTGCCGCTGGCGTTGTTATGCGTAATGCTATGACGGTTCCTTGTAATGGGACGCCCATTGTTAGCTATAAAGTAGTCGGCTCATTGTCGCTTAATACCAAAGCGTATTTGGACCAGTTAGCGGTTTAATTACTGTTGCCTCCGTGGCGGTAATATTTGGGGCGTGTAAAAAACGCCCTAATTTACATTTGAGGTAAACTTATGGCCTATACAGTAAGTAACCTAATTTCAGGCGCTTATAATCTTTCTGGCATTGTTAGCCGTGATTTCGAATCGACATCCGGACCACAATTAAATTTAGGGATAGACAGTCTAAATGATTTGCTAGGCGAAACGCGATCTGAATCTGGATTAATACCCTATTATAAAGAATACAATTTAACTGCTGTTGCAGGTCAGGAAGTTTATTTTATTCCCAATTTAGTTGAAATAGACACGTTTGTATTTTTTATTGATTCTGTTAGATATTCCACACTTGGAAATCAAAGACAAAAATATTTTGGTTCGCCAAGGGCTGAAAATGTTTTATCGTTGCCATTTAATTGGCACATGGAAAGAACGTTTGTTGCGGGCACTCTTCCAGTTGGGGGCGTAGGTTCTGGCGCAAATTTATATGTTTACTTTAAACCTAATCAAGCATACCCAATGACCATTTGGGGGATATTTGGCTTAACAGATGCATTATTTAATGATGATTTATCCATCATATATGACAGATTTTATATAAGCTATTTACGTTATGCATTGGCTGAACGTATTTGTGATGATTATAGTTATGTTGTTCCGGAAAATATTTCTAGTCGATTAGATATGATGAAAGCATCGATTAAAAAAAGCTCTGCCGAAATGGACTTAACACAATCAACCATTAGCACAGTTGGCCAAGATAACGGCGGTGTAAATTACGGTCAAATAAACCTTGGTAGGGGCTGGACTGTTTAAAATAATGAGCACAAAATAGATGAGAAATCCACAAAGTGCATTAGACCAACCCTTTAAACTCGTAGGCTCAAGCGTGTTTGGTCGATATGCTAAAGTTTCTGTAGAAAAAACATATAACATGTTTATTTCTGACGAATGGCTTGTCAACTTTGCTGGCTATCAGCGCGTATTAGAATTATTACCCTCAGGTGAAGGCCGCGGCGCCTTTGTCAGTAGCCGTGGTAATTTTGCAATTGTTGTTATTAATGCTAATGTTTATAGAATTAGCCCTACACTTTTTCCAATATTAATTGGCTCAATGAATACATCAACCGGTGAAGTATTTATTGATGAAAATTTAAGCAATCAAATATGTTTAGTTGATGGCGTTAATGCTTATATTTATCATTGGCCTGACCCGCCCAACTTAACGCTTCAAGCCGATGCACAATTTGGTGTAACATTAATACCCAATTATGTAACGTATCATAATACCTTTTTTCTTTTTGGAAATGCTTTAAAAGATTCTAACGGCGCTGCCTGGTTTGTATATCAAGAAAATGCAGGCGATTTAACGCAAATAACCTATTTCTCTACTCAGGCATTGCAAACAAAAGCCGATTACGCCATTGCCGTTAAGCGCATACCCAGCCAAGCGTCTAACGTATTAGTCTTTGGCCAAAACGTATGCGAGATACACTCTTTGGTATCCACGGCGCCAATAACGACGGGGGTTCTGCCCTATAGGCGCAATAGTTCGGTCTCTATCGATTATGGCTGTCTATCGGTTAATACGATTGCCTCCAATGAGGATAAAATAGCATGGCTGGGCGTTAATGCTTCTAGCTCTCCGGTTATCATGGTATTTTCTGGCCAAAAAGAAACGCGGATATCAAGTGATGGGATTGATTATATATTAAGCAGAATTAACCGACCTGAAAAATCCACCGCTTTATTTTATAGGCAAGATGGGCATTTATTTTATCAATTAACATTTTATCATGTAGATGAAAACAACCCGGAAAATTCAGATAATTTAACATTAACATATGATTTTACAACTGAATCATTTTTTCATCTTTCAGATCAAAACTTAAATTATCACCCAGCGCGACAAGTTATTTATTTTGACCAACAAACATATTTCATTTCATTAAATAATGGTTCTATGTATAGATGGTCAACCGACCTTACGCAAATAAATGAAGACCTGCCCAGTAATTTAGTCGAATCTGACCCACGTCTAGTGTTTGATATGCAGCGTATACGGGTATGTGACACGATAAGACACCCTAAGACCGCGCCATTTTCTGTTAAGACGGCTATTATTACTATAGACCAAGGCAATGACCCAACCCCTGGCATACAAGAATGCCTAATCTACATGATAGGCGAAAACGGCGTTAGAATGTTTTCTGAGGACCTTATTCAGCTGGTTCCGGAAAATGCCGGAGAGGAAGACTGTGCCGAGACACCATACAGAGGCCGTGTAGACCTCAGCATATCTAAGGATGGCGGTGAGACGTTCAGTAACACTGTAAGCCGCTATACCAATCCTCTGGGCGTGCGTCGAAATATTATGAAGTGGGAAAACCTAGGCTGGTGCAACGAGTTAACGCCCAAATTTAGGTTTTGGCTAGGTGGCCGCTCTGTTGTGCAAAATGGCGTTTTAGAAATAATTCAAGACAAAGGCGGGGCACAATAATGGACTTGCCGACATTCTTACAAGGCGAAAATGCAGAGCTTCAAAACTTCTTTGAAATAATGTTTCAAACCTTGCAAACAGGATTGAGTAATAAGGGATGGACGGTACCACAACTAACAACAGCGCAAATAACAGCAATTGCAAATCCTCCTGATTTACTTGATTCAACACAATATATGCCTAATGGCACCATTTGGTTTAATACAAGTTTAGCTAAACTACAAGTACAAACAGCCATCGTTCTAGGCGTTGGCGCTACAATTGAAACCGTAACGAGCGTGTAAGGAATACTACTATGGCATGGAAAGATTACGCAGGATTTTTAGGGGCAGCGCCTTTATTAATGGGCGGACGATTAGGGCCACGCAATCAGGACCCAATGAAAGCGGCGTCTCCCTATTTAGACCAAATCCCAGGAATGGCGAGAGAACAGCTTAACCCCTATATAAACCAAGGTCAGACGGCTGGTAATGCTGCTCAAAGCACTTACGGCGACATGGCTCAGGGCGCGCCGGACTTCTATAACGATTTATTTTCTAAATATAGCGAGAGCGAAGGCTTTAAACGTTCTAGAGATAACGCGCTTAAAAATGCCCGCGCTTCGGCGGCTGGTGGCGGCTTTGCGGGAACACCTTACGACCAAGAGCAGCAAATGCGATTAGCTAATGATTTGGGCCGAGAGGATTATCAGCAGTACTTTAATAATATTCGAAACATACAAGATACCGGCCTAGGCGGCCAAGAAAATGCAGCTGCTAGGGGTTATGGCGCTAGCAATGACCTAACCAGCATTTTGGGGCAACTACTTAATGCTAAAGGCGGTATGGCGTTCCAAGGGGCTCAAAACAAGAATCAGAATAATGCCAATATGATGAAAATGTTATCACAAGCCTTAGGCGCCGCGGGTGGTGCCTTAGCACTCGGCCCGGCTGGCGCAAAGATAGGTTCGTCGATAGGTGGCAGACTTGCTAATGGGGGTTTTTAATGGCTATTAATATCGGTACGCCTGATTATTTAAGAGCGCCGCTAGTTGATAATGGGCTGGGTGATTTGGTAGGGAATGCATTAAAAGCATATAAAGGGGCTAGAGAAGAGCGTGAAGCACCTAGAAATAATGAATTAGCAAACTCTTTAAAAGAGGCTCAAGCTAGGTTAGCAGGCGCTCAAGCGAAAAGTGAAGAGCAATGGGGAGGCCTTTCTAAGTTAAGCGGTCCTGCCGCTCAAGCCGCTAGTTATCATAAACTTCTAGAAATATATGGGCCTGACCATCCTTTAGTCATAATGGCCAAAGAGCGGCTAGACAGCCAATTAGCGCACGAACGAGCCACTACGGCAAACTCAGAGATGCTTACTAACACCGCAGCTTTTAGATTTTCAAGTGCACCAATAAAACAAGAAATAGAGCGTAGGCAAATTGAAGATGGCATTATGCCGGGAACTGACGGAAAAGAAAAATTAAGTCCAGAAGAAGCAACAAAATTAGGAAATTATGTAGATCTATTACAATTCAAAAAAATAACAGATACAGGTCAAAGATCAAAATTAATTGCTGGTGCTCAAGCACATATAACATTAGATAAAATAGATCCCAATAAAGCATTTGTGTATTCTGGTATAGCGGGAAATGTTCAAAAGAAAATAGATCAAGGAAAAACATTAACAGGTGATGAAGTTGAAAAATATAGAGAATTCGAAGAGCAAATGTCAAATCTTAAATTCTTTAGACATCAATTAAGAACGTTCTACGGCGAATCTATAACGCCTTCAGCATCAAAAGATTTGGATATGCTTATTAATCCTAATTCATGGTTTAAAACGCCCGATGTTGCAAAAGCTAAATTTAAAGCATTGTCTGATTTGTTTATAAAAGAGCACGGGTCAGCTCAAGAAGCAACATTTAATCCATCAACATACACCGGACGCGTTGGAAAAACTGCCGCCGCAATTAATGAAAAAAATAAAAACTCCTCAATGAAATCTAGCTTTGAAGAAAAGCCAGGAACAAAGGCCGAAGATATAACATATGTTTCTAATACGGGAACGCGATATTCTAAAAAAGATTTACAGTTTACAGCCGATAAATATGGCATTCCTATAGAGAAAGTTATGGAAAAATTTGGGATAGCACAATGACAGATTTATTTGAAATGTATGGCGTTCAACCAGATGAACCAAAAGATTTATATGAACAAGAAAATAACGGCCCTATAGATTTATTTGAAAAATATAATATACCACAGAAAAATGAAAGTGAAGCCACAGGCTTTCCTGGAATATGGGGTGATATTAAAAATATGGGCGGTGAGGCTGCTGGTAACATACCGGGAATGATAGCAGGGCTTCCCGAAGCTTTGTATCACATGGGAAAGTCAGGCGCTACAATGCCGTATGAAAGCGCTAAGGCATATGGGGGCGGAATTGCTCAAGCCTTACAAAATCAAAGTGAGGCGCCGGCAAATGCTATTCAATATTTTGCTAAACGATTTGGTTTAAATGTACCTACACGTGAACAATTAATTGAAAATATGCAGCCGCAATATAAAGATATAATAAAAAAACATGAAGATATTCAAGTGCCGTGGGAGCCTAAAAAAGGCGAATCATGGGCACAGTTCGCAAATCCAAAACATTACCAAGATCCCGGATTACAAGGGTTCGGCACAGTTGGGGAACTTAGCACACCTTTAAAGTTGGCAAAATCTTTAAAAATAGGCAGCAAAGCCGGAAAAATAGGGGCTGAAACAGGTGCTTTAATGGAGCAATCCTTAGCCAACAAGCAAAACCCTTTTGAGATTGGCGCCTTTCCTGCATTGGGCCAAGTCGCTTCATCAACCTTAAAGGCAATTCCTAAGGCGTGGAATTCAGGCATTAGATTAAATGAAGCCAGAAAAGGGACGACTGTTGAAAATCCATTCGAAAAAGATATACAAACATCAAAGTCAAAAGTATTAACTGAACTTGAAAAGCATAATACAATAGAAAGCAAAAATATAAGTAATTTATTTAATGAATGGGAAACAGATGCAGGCAAGAATGAAATAGCAAAGCCAGTATCTAAAAAAGATTTAGGAATAAGTGAAAGAGATGTAGGAGATAATGGCGTTAAATTATTAGAAGATTTTACAGAGTTAACATATCCATTTAAAAATGGCGAGATTTCTAAAACGCCAAAACCAAAAACTGTTTTATCTGCATTAAAGTTATATAGACAAGTTAGAGATCAAGGAATAAATGCCCGCAATGATGCTAAAATAGCTGACAATTCTGCGTTATCCGAAAAATACTACAAAAAGGCAAAACGGTTGGATGAGGCGAAGGATAAAATTGAAAGTGTAATAAGAGGTAATATATCTGAGGCGCAATATGCGCAATTTAAAAAAATAAATAAACAATTCCAAGAAAGAATAATACCTGTTCGTGAAAAATCAATACTAGAAAAAGCATCTAGAAAATTTGGCGGTGAAATACCAAATGAAAATATATTACAAATTTTACAAGGTAAAAATATACCCGTATTTATGAAAAATATTAAAGAAAATCATCCAGAATTAGCAAAAGCTATTATTGAGCATGACTTTAAAGATTTAAATTTTAATGATATTAAAGCAATGGAAAATGCTGTTAAAGCTGACACGATGGGATATATACCTGAAGACATTCGCAGCCAAATAACCGAAAGAATAAAACAACTGAAATATGAAAAGAAAGTTCAAGATGTTGCTAGTGGGATAAAAAGTATAGGCAAAGCGGGCATGACATTATTAGCAGGGAAAGGCGCTTTATCATTTTTTCGCTAATCTTTCATAAACCATGTTGTATATAAACCTAACATAAATACAATAACAACAATGAATTGAACAAAAGGCATGTTAGTTAGCTCCTAAAGTTACTACATAAGGATAGTGTAACATGGCCAGAAATAGACTACTATTGTATAAACACGCAAAAGGATTTTGCTAAATGACACTTGACCCAAGATATATCCTACAACAAGATATCGATTCTTATTTTGTTGACAAACTAACAGGATTGCCTTTAGCTGCGGGTGAGGTTTGGTTTTATCATGACAATAATAGAAATTCTCTCAAATCTGTTTACCAACTTACTGGGGCGCCTCCCAATTATACTTTTTCGCCTTTATCAAACCCTGTTATTCTTAACTCTAGCGGCTCTTATAGCTCTAATGGTAGCAATAATACTGCCATTTATTATTTGCCATTTGATGATTTTGGTGGCATTGATAATTATTACATCGCTGTATTCGCTTCCGGCGAAGGTCCTACAGGTGTTCCACAGCTCACACGGGAAGCGTGGCCAAACATAACCACGGCCAACAATCCAGCTGACACGTCCGAAGGTCTAGCGGTTAACATGCTCTCAAACCCTGAGTTTGCAGACGTTAACTTCGATCCAGCCATTCCCTTAGTTATTACAATTGCGGGTATAGTCGCTAATCAAGAATATGATATCGCGCCATCCTGGAAGCTTTTAATTACGACAACGGGCGCCGCAACAGTTACCGTAACACGCAACAATGTGACGGGGACGCAAAAAGCGGTAAATAACCCCGCCTACACATTAAGCGTCAATGGGGGCGCTAATGTAAGCAGCATTTTGCTTGTCCAGCGTCTCTATAATGACGCCTCAATTTGGTCCGCAAGCTCTACAAGCTCTACTAATACACGCGGATACGTAGCGTCTACGGTTGCTATAGGGGCTAACGTTAGCACTATAACAATGACGTACATGCCCAGCAACGGCACAAATCAGCAGCTTTTAACGGCTACTAATAATACCGGCATATATACCGCTTACACCAATACAGTGAAGCTATTATCTGGCGCTAGTGCCAATAATTCTTCAACCGGCTATGTTGACATCGTGCTGACATTACCGCCAACATCGCTTATAACGCTTTCAACAGTGCAGTGTGTAGCCATGGCCGTGGAGGCTGAAGATGTGCCCTATGACCAGTCACCTGTTAATCGTCAGCGTGATTTCCTAGCGCATTATTACAAGCCACTTTTAGCCTATAAGCCCATACCAAGTTATTTGGTTGGCTGGGACTTTCCTAAGAATCCATCC